TGGTGGGAGTATGGCAGCAAACAGTCCAGCAAAGATGAGAGCTATGCGGCAAGAGTCGCTCAGAGACCTATTATCTAAGCAGAAGCATCTCGAGAAAGCTGTTGATAACATTGTGAAAATCGAAGAGCAGGGGGCTAGCATGGAGACTAACGAGCTAAACGCCCTAAAGTACGCTACTGAAGCGCGTATAAAGCTGTTAGGTAAGTACCTGCCAGACCTTAAAGCTACTGAAATGACAGGCGAAGGCGGTGGTGATCTATTTGTTTCTCTGATTAAACGTAGATTTGATGGTGTTGAATAGTGCCGACAGTTGAGTATCACTTAAAGCCACAAGGGCAAGTCTTACAAGAGTTTGCCGATTGCCGAGAGCGTAACAGCTTTATCATGGGGCCGTTGGGTAGCGGTAAGACGGTTCAGACTATTCTCAAGCTATTCGAGCTAATGTGTGAGCAAGCACCAGTTAAAGACGAAAGACACCCTAGCTACAACGTTAGACCGTCTCGAATCATTGCAGCACGAAACACTTACAGCGAGCTATTCAGTACGACAATTAAAGACTGGCTCGAGATACTTGGTGACCTGGGCGAGTTTAAACAGGGTAATAAAGAACCGCCTACGCATCGGCTTTCGTTTGGGTTAGAAGACGGCACAAGCGTAAGGTGTGAGGTTATCTTTATTGCGTTTGATCGACCTGAGCACGTTAAGAAAGCAAGGGGTATACAGACTACTTGGGTATGGCTAAACGAGGCAAAGGAACACTCGAAGGCTGTAGTTGATATGCTCGACCTACGGGCTGGTCGTTATCCTTCAGCTAAAGAAGGCGTACGGGCTACCCATTACGGGCTAGTCGGTGACAGTAACGCACCAGACGAAGACCACTGGTATTTTAAGCTCGCTGAGGAAGATCAACCCGAAGGCTGGAAGTTTCATCGACAACCAGGCGGTGTATTCAAGGACGGTGAAGATTGGAAAGTTAATCCCGATGCTGAGAACCTATCCAACCTGCCAACGGCTTACTACCACAGGGGTATGCAAGGCAAGACCGACGACTGGATAAAGGTCAACCTGGCTAATGAATACGGCTTTGTATCTAGCGGTAAGCCAGTCCACCCCATGTATGTGGACTCAGTACACTGCCAGCATCTAGACTTCGAACCGAGCAAAGACATTCCAATCGTTCTCGGCTTTGACTTTGGGCGCACCCCTGCTTGTGCGTTTTTACAGCGTACGTCAATGGGTAGGTGGGTATGCTTTGATGAATTCTGTTTGAGTGATTCGGGCGCTATAGACTTCGCACCACAGTTGAAGCGGTACATTGATGCCAATTATCCAGATCACAAGTTTAGAGGTTGGGGCGATCCTTCTGGGGACAACAAGAACCAGGCTAATGCTGACACACCGTTTAAGATCATAAGGGCAGCAGGCATACCATGCTCACCTACTGCTAACAATGATCCTGCAATGAGACGTGCGGCTTTAGAGTTACCGATGAAGGAAAACTGCATGGACGGTAAGCCAAGGTTCACTGTACTACCCAAGGCCAAGATGATACGCAAAGGCTTACAAGGTGGGTTCTGTTATCGACGCATACAAGTGTCTGGTGACAGGTACACCGATGAGCCTGATAAGAACGAATACTCGCACCCCGTGGAAGCTCTTGAGTACGCGCTACAGGGCGAAGGTGAGGGAAGACAGGCGTTGACTAGGGCGCAATCGTTCAACCGTCCTACAACTGCTAAGGTGGCGTTTAGTGTATTCTGAGGTTTACATAGTCTTTACTAACGATGATGGTTATTGGTGGTCGCCATTCCTGCACCCATTTATTAAGCATTGCTACGTTGTGATTCCAGATCGAGGCAGGTGGTTGATTTATGGCAAGGTCACGAGATCACTGGATATTTTTACAGTGGACGATAAACCGTTTAAACTAGACGACAACGTGATCGTAGTTAAGGCAAAGGCTAAACAAACGAGACAAGGCTTATTCATGTTAAACACTTGCGTAGGTCATGCTAAACAAATACTGGGGATTAATGACCCGTTTATACTCACACCGTGGCAGTTACTAAAGAGGCTGAAACATGAAGAAACCTAAAGCACCTAAGAAGACAGCGCAAGAAGTCGCTGTTGAACGTCGTCAAACTATCATGTTAGATAAAGAAATCGAGGAGCAGGAAGATCGCTTTCGTGCTTTGGCGCGTGGTAAGCGTGGAACCGTTAGCCTGCTAGGTGGCGCACCTAGAACCCGTGAAGAAGCGGCAAGTCGTGGTCGTTCTGCTGGGCTTGGTGGTTCGTCTGGTCGATCACTTGTTGGCGGCATGATGGGTGGTATGGGTGGTGAATCAGTGAGAACGGCTGGCGGTTATGGTGGTAGGTCTGCCCCAAGTTTTGGTGGTGGCATGGTTTCTCGATCAGGTATGCCAGCGTCTCAACAGCGCTAGGGGGCTAATATGCAATTACCTTCACACTTAGGGTCACTCAATGACATGGTGACTCGAGAGGCCAAGGCGTTCGATTCGGAGGCTATGTGGCACACTCAGTTGTCAGACGTTTACGAATACTTCTTACCACAGCGAAACCTATTCGACCGAGAAGATAAAGGTCAGAAAAAGATGGATCGCATATTCGATTCCACTTCACTGACTGCTATTCAACAGGGCGCAAGCAAGCTACAGGAAAGCATCGCACCTATCTGGGCGCGTTGGGCTACATTCCAGCCTAGTGAGCAGGTGTTAAGAGCGTTAGAGTCTGGTGACTTTGGTGTGTCTGAGCAGGACATAAGAGAGAATCTGGAGACGCAGGCCAATATCGTATTTGATTACATTAACCGATCAAACTTCGGCACTCAGTTTTATGAGGCAGCACTTGATCTGCTAGTAGGTACTGCAACTTTACGCATAGATGAGACAGACGACGATACGATGCCGTTTGTATTTCATGCTATCCCACAAAAGGGTATCGCGTTTGAAGAAGGGCCATACGGTACTATCGAGACTCATTGGCGCAGAATGAAAGTGAAGGCGCGTCTACTTGAAAGAATGTGGCGAGGCTTTGAGCCATCATCGACAACTCGGAACATTATTGAGAACCAGCCAGATCAAGAAGTAGAAATATCGGAAGGCGTTGTTTACTGCCCTAAGACTCGAAAGTATTACGGCATGGTGTGGGTGAAGAAAGAGGCGCATCTATCATGGTTCGAGGACTTCGGAGACACTTCACCCTGGGTTACTGGTCGCTACACTAAGGTAGCAGGTGAGGTTCGAGGTCGTGGCCCTGCCATGCAGACATTGCCCGACGTTAGATCGCTGAATAAAGCCAAAGAGTTTGTACTACAGAAGGCAGCCATTGATCTAGCGGGTATGTATACCGCTACTGATGACGGTGTGACCAACCCTTACAATCTAACCATTGCCCCTGGCATTGTGATTCCCGTAGGTTCTAACAACACTTCTAACCCGTCTATACAACGTTTAGACACTTCGAGCAATTTACAGCTAGCGCAGTTCGAGATCAGCGAGCTACAGAACGCGATCAAGGTGGCATTGTTCAATGATCTGCGTGATCCGACTGGGCCTGTACGATCTGCTACTGAAATAGCGATTGAGTCGAGAGAGCTAGCCAAGCGTATTGGTTCAGCCTTTGGTCGATTGCAGACTGAAGTGCTAATGCCAGTCTTGAAGCGTTGCGTTGCTATCCTTACGCGTCGTGGATTGATTACACCTATTCAGTTAGACGGTGTAGACGTAGACGTTAAGTTCACCAGTCCACTGGCTAGGGCGCAAGATGCCGAGGACTTGCTAGCAGTACAGCAAGCGGTGCAGTTTGTACTTCAGACAGCAGGGCCAGAGCAGGTTCAGATGGCGTTTAAGATTGAGGACTTCGGTACTTGGGCGGCTGAAAAGACTGGTATGTCTAGTGAATTGGTGCGATCTGACTCTGAGAAGCAGCAGATTATCCAAGCGGGTGCTGAAGCGGCACAAATGCAACAACAACCACAATTACGGGCGGTTGAATGAGTTGGGAAAACTTAGAGATAGACCAAGAAAAAGCAAATAAGAGCAAAGCCCAGATCAGAGAGAAGCAAGTCGAGTTAGCTAAGGCTTATCATCGCTGTTTCTCTACTGACGACGGGTTTAAAGTTATCGAGGATTTAAGTCGCAGGTTCTTAATCGACAACAATACCCCACTGAGTTCGCAGAATATCAACTATGAAGCGGCCTATCACAACGGTGAGGCGGGTGCGATTAAGTTTATCCTGCATTTAGTAAGGCAAGCGGAGGAGTTATGACCGAGACCAAGAGAAAGCCGAGGGCTGTTCAGCCTAAATACAAGCTAATCTGCGATGAAAAAGACTGGTTGATATCATCAAAGTTTAAGTTTGAATGGCTGGATAAGATTGCAGAGCAGTACAGCTTCGATAAGTTTCAGTACATACACAAGTTTCGTGCGTTTCGCTGTTACCAGGGCGAGAAGCACTTAGATTGGATCGACGTAAACGATTTGGCTTTATTGAATGGCGAGCGTCGGCTAATGCAAATCCTGTTGAAACACCAGCAGGTCAGTCCGAAACGGGCTGTAATTCAATATCCATGGAGATAATTATGGAAGATCAGGCCGTCGTAGACGATACCCTGCAAGGCGGGGAGTCTTTATTAGATGTATCAAGCCCTACGTTGTCAGAGGGTGAGTACTTTTTAACTGAAGGCATTAAAGGTTCTGGAGAAGCTCCAGAGTGGTTTAAGGCTGACAAATATAAATCAGTAGCAGATCAAGCCAGGGCGTATACCGAGCTTGAGAAGCGCTTTGGTGGCTTTAAAGGAGCGCCTAAAGAGGGTTACTCTGTACCAGAGGGCGTAGAAGATGGTGACGAGCTACTATCTGAATTAAAAACGTTTGCTGAAGAAACCAATATGTCACAAGACGCGTTCAATCGTGCTTGGGATTTACTGGTAGCCCAGAGTCAAGCAGTTGAGGAAGTCTCAGTCGAGACCGAGTTGGCTAAACTTGGCGACAATGGCGAGCAGCGGATTAAAACTGTAGAGCAGTTTATGAAGAACAATCTTGATCCCGAGACTTATGAGCGTGTTCGGTACGGTGTGAATAGTGCCGAGGCGGTTGAATTGGTCGAGGCTCTCATCGGTGCTACTGCTCCCGCTAAACTACCGATTGATGGCGTAGTACAGCCAGGCGGTGTGACA